CGTGGTCAGCTACAAAATAGTCGCTTGTTGATGTCATTATGACACCAGTGCCAGGTGCTGATGACGAAAGCTCTAGTTTTGTCTCTGTTATGTTTTCATCAAGATATGGCCCATCAACAAAATCAATGTCGGTGAGCGTGAAGCTCGTTGCCGTTGTTCTGGTCAACTTGGCTGGCTCGTGGTCCTTATGCGCCAAGTACAACACATCAGCAGACTGAGCGTGATTAATTTCAAAGATGTCTGTAACGCTATATGTTGTAGCTACTTCGACTATTTTGCCTACTGTGCCACCAGATGTGTACGCTTCATAAGCGCTGCTATCTATGCCCGATAGCTCAAACGTATTTGTTGTTGCTCCTGCCACAGTGAACTCAAGGTTATTCACCTCTGTCATTCCACCAACGCCAGTAATAAACACCCTGTCGCCATTAGACAGGCCGTGGCTTGTTGCCGTTACAACCGCTGGGTTTGCTTGCGTAATAGCTGAAATAGCTATTGTAGCTTCTGTGAGGATGCCACCATCCTTGAAGAATCGAATGTAGTTAGCGCCGAACTCAAGCACATATGCCTGCTCGTCACTGTACTCAAAGTTAATCAGCCGAACTTTGCCACCATCTTTTGACCGGCCAGCAAACTTGGTGCCAGGCCTGCGTGTTGTGCCGCCTTGCGGAAACACCAGCATATTAGTCAAAGTCTGAGCGCCTTCATTGTACTTTTGCAAGTCAATGCGGCCTTCCAAACGCGGTGACAGTTCCCCAGCGCGGAAGTTGGTAACAATGGTGGATACTCGCGCCATCTTAGAACCTTATGTTAATGTAATCGTCCGAGATAATCTTATCAGGCATACCTTCCATAGCATCCATAGACCTAGCCTCACGCAATCTGTTCTCATAAAGCTGGAACATTTGCTGCGCTACACTATTACTGCCGGTAATGGCGTAAGCTGTTTCTGATGCCAAACGATGTGCAATCGTGTTGGAAAGCAATGGGTCGAACTGTTCTGTGTCAGTAACACGGGCAACATAGGTAATCTTGCATGTGCCTTCGTTGCTCAAAATCTTCCGGCCCTCAATCTTGTACATAACCTGACTATCATACGCCGCAATCTCGCTATCCACATTGCTGTTCCAGAATGACAGCACACGCAAGCAGTACGGATTAGTCGGAAGTGTATATTGATAGGTAAAGCCAAACGCCGGAGCATCAGAGTCTTGCGGCAATGTGGTGCGTGTAATTGCTGAGTTCCAAGGATGCGCACGCAATACTGCGTCACGCACCGTCTCATACCGGCGGTTACACAGTCTGGCTTCTTTTGAGTTTTCTGTTAGTGAGGTGATAGTAGCCGCACCCAAAAGGTCCATCGCCTCGTTACAAATATCAACTACTGATGGCATCTCGTACCAACCTCTCTACACTTATCAATACGCCTCGACTTGTATTTGCATCCCCGCCATTTACTATATGGCCGTTCTTATGCGCCTGCCTAGCCAGCGTCTTTAGCTTGTCTGTGGGCAATAATACCACAGTTTGTTCTCCAAGTATAAACGCCCAGTACAATGCTTCGCTAGTCGCTATACCTGACGCCTTTCCCCTACTAAAAAACTCCACAAACACATTACCTGTCTGTGAAGCTCTAAAATCACGTTTCACCTCTATGGGTACGTTTTCTAAAAGTTCGCCTAACCATTTTTCGTGTAGCTGACCAACCTTTAAATCCCAGCGAAAATCGCTGTTTTGTTCCATCCTTCCCTCCAAGGAAAGAAGGGGCGGTTTCCCGCCCCCTCAATGTTAGTCCACAACGTACTCAATGATGAACGCCATGTCGCCAGCCGTGCCGCCAGTTGCACTGAAGGTAGCTGCGATATAGTACACATCACTTGGGTCTGAAGACTGGCCTGCCAGTTCCCAAACCTGTTGACCAGTTGTGTTGAGGTCAGCCACTTCGTAACGGAGTTCCGCTACGCCAGCAGCATCGGCAACGTCAGTAGCCAGAGCGTCCTCATCCACAACAACGCCGTCATTCGTATAGAATCCGACATTGTATGTGCATGTGCCGCCAAGGTTATCTGAGCCAACACGAACTGAAACAAGAGTTGCGTTTGTTGGAACAGGTGCCAGCATTACGATGTCGTCATCGGTGCTGTCACCAGCCGCCAGAGCCACGTTGCCCTGTGCCACGCGGATACGACCGCCAAGCTCAGAAGCTGGGTTAGCGACTTGTGGAAGTGCCTCAAGATTGGCAATGAGGTCAGAGTTCTTTGTTGTCATCTCTCAATCCCTTTCTTTAAGCTGAGCCGTCAAGGTCGTCTTCATCGCACTTGATGCGAACAACCATGTTTTCCTGCATACGAGTGGCACCGATGTCCATGCAGTAGTAGACCTGAGTTGCGTAGCCTTTGTCAGCACGCTCATCAATTCTTGCAGAAACATCTTTACCGACACCCAACGCCATGCCCTCTTGCGCCCATGCAAAGCATGTGCGGACATTATCGGCGTCTACAGAAAGACGGTTAGACATGATGAAGTTGAAACCCATGAACTCGTTGATTTCACCCTGTACCAGAGCCTTCACGGTGTTGAAGTCCGCTGAAGTAACGCTGGTGTCAGCCAAAAGCGCATGAATCTGGCTTGGGCCTACAACGATGTAACGTGGGATTGATGGGTCAACATCAGCTTCGTCAAGCAGCTTTTTAGCTTCACGCAGCTTTGTCAGGTTCATGTTTGTAGCAGCACCACCAACAGAAACGGCAACGTCCTGATTAGTGTCGAAAGCTGTGCTGGTTGAACCTGTCTCACCTGTGCTTGCTGCTGCATCAAAAGCAGTGATGATGACATCATCCATTGCGCGGCCCATAGCTGCTGCTGCGGCCATTGCGTAGGATGAGGTTGGGTCGATAAGCATACGAACCTTGTCTTGGTCGTCAATCAGGTCTGCATACTCATATGAAGCCAGAGACAAACGGCGCCGTGCATGTGGCGTGTCCATCTGTGGAGTGTCAGCGTGGCGTGACGAGCGAAGCTGCGCCGTAGCTACACCGACTTGGTCGATGAAGGCATTTTTACCAACAATATTCTCAATGCGCACCGCATCACGCAGACGGGAACCCATCTGCTGTGCAAGCATCTGCACATTTGCAGAGTACTGTTGTACAAATGCCGTGGTTACTTGATTGGACATTTCTGTCCTCCTTTTTCACGGTTACATTTACACGAGTTGCGGTGTGCTACCCTTGCGGACACCCCTAGCTTTATTAGCCCTTTTGGGGCTGTCGTCTTCCCGACTGCCAACAGGACGAGATGACTCGCTACCCTGTGTGACCCACTTGTAGTAAGAATCTGCAAGATGGGCCGGATTCACGACATCACGCTGAGTTCCAAACTCAACCGCTAGTCTTAGGCACTCAAGGCGAATATCTACATCATTCTCCATGAATGAACCTATAAAGCTCTTGGACACGCTCTACAGCCTGTTGCCGTGCCACAATGTTTGATTTATCCGTGTAGACCGGAGACATCATAATTGCGTTGGCTTCAGCCTGTGCCTGTTCCCGCGTCATGTAAGACGTTTGGGATGGCTCAGAAACTGTGTCTTCACTTGTCACACTCTGCCTAAATTCTGCAATTTTTGCAAATGCTTTTATAAATTCAGGGTTGTTGCCAAGTTTTGTTCCGTCAGCCAAGTCCAGGTCAAACACCTCTGGGTCGGCAAACTCTTGCGCAGTTTTTGCGGCACGGGTGACGATGGCATCATAGTTGTTGCCCCACTCTTGCCGTAACGCTTCTTCTGCTTGCGCACGTTGAGCTTCAACCTGTTGCATATTTGCAACACCTGTGTTCTCAACGACACTCTTGTAGTAATCAAGCACACCACTGGCTTGTTCTGGTGTTAGCCGCAGTTGATGTGCAATGTCTGCGTATTGTTGTGCAACCTCTTCTGTCACGATGTTTCCATCTACAGAAAACTGGTATTGGTCAGGCGACTCTGGCCGCCCAAGCCTCGAATAAATCCGGTCCAAATCCTCGTCTGTAGGATTGTGCGGCATTGGAATTTTGTCCGCTCCGATAAGACGCTGGGCATTTACATATGACCGCGCCAAGTTCTCCACGTCTTTGATAGGTGAGATGCTAGGATGGTCCCGCAACTCCTCTGGTATCATTTGCAAGAAATCGTTACCAGACCCGCCTTGCGCTACTTCTGCTGGGGTTTCCAGCACAGCTTCAGGCTGGGCTACCTGTTCGATAGCTTCCTCTGACATAATTACTCCTCTGTGAGCATGTTGTGAATGTGAAGGATAACAGCACGTTTTCCTTCCTCGAAGGCTGTGGCATTGGCATCGCCAGCCACATAACTCAAGGCACGCCAGTTTGTGCGCCCCTCAAGGTCTCGCAATACCTTCTGACCGCTTTCGCTATCGAAGGTTGTTTTATACATATGTTTGAGTTGTTCTAGCTCTTTCACTGTCCCACCATCCTAACTGCCTGAGCTGCTTGCGCTGCCGTATATACATCCTCTTGGTCTTGCTGGCGCTGCATCATTTGCTGTTCAGCGGCGGCACGCTCCTGACGCATTTGCGCAACCTCACGGCTAGAGCGCAGTGTCGTCTTAGGAACACCAAGAGAATCAGTAACATGCTCCACCAAACCGTCAGGGTCAAGGTGGTCAGTTACCGGCAACGCCTGCGCCAGTGGCAGCAGGATTTCTAGCGCCTGCATTGTGCTGTTCAGGCTGCTGGATTTTTGCGCTCTTGCAAGCGGGGAGACATACTCAATGTCAATATCACGGCCTTGCAAAATCTCAGGCGGGATAGACAGCATCTCTTCACGCAACATCAGCGCAAACACACGGTCAATCAGTGGACGCAACATTTCATTCATCAGCCTGCCAAGAACAGGGCCAATCACCCTCATGCGCTCTTCCTGCCTTTGAACAACCTCTGTTGCTGTCATGTTTGGCGCACCGCCAACAAGCAACTGGTCAACATAAAACGCAGACCGAATTGCTTGCCGCCGTTGGTCCTCCATGCTCAAGCCAATCGGAATGTTGGCGCCAGTGTTTAATGGCGTAATTGTGTCACGTGAACCGGCACGATAAAAATTGAGGCCACCAGGCTGTGTGCGGATTGGGAGAAGAAACCCGTCATCAGGAACAAGCAAGGGAGGGTCTATTTGTTTCTGAGCAGCTTGAATGATTGTCTTAGACATCAGATTAAGCATCTTAACGTCCGGCAACGCCACCATTGCTGGCGACCTCCCCATAATCTCCCCTGTTGCCTTCAAGAATCTAGGAACGATGTATGGGAACTCTTGGAAACCACCTTCGGAAATCAACATGCTTGAGTTCATACAAATGTAGTATGAGGCAAACGGCATGTTCTTGTTGTCACGCTTTGACGTATCACGCTCTGCCCGTGGCATCACAACGTGCATAATCTCGACTTCTTCATCAGGCTTTTTGTCGTAAGTCTTCTGAATAAATGTACCTACATTTTCTAAGCCAAAGCGTTGTACTGCTTGACGTGCAGGCTGCTTGTACTTGCGGAATACAGTATCAACCAAGCCGTACTGGTTTTCCTGTAGATAGAACTCAGAAATGTGGCGTGTGCTAAAACGTAGCTGGCCGTTGTCCATCTCCACAAACATACAGCCAGTGCCAAACACAACTAGGTCCACATACATCTCGTGGATTTCTGTTTCAAAGTTTGACTGGTTAAACGCCCTAATCATCCGCATTGATGTGTCTTGCAGCCACTCCTGCACATCATCATCACGGCTAATGTCTGTCTCTTTCATAT